ATTATTTTATTATATATTATTTTATTATATATTATTTTATTATATATTATTTTATTATATATTATTTTATTATATATTATTTTATTACTCAACTTCTATTCCATAGTCATCTCTCAATTCAACAACAAGTTTTGACCATTCATTTTGAGCCCAGTATTCACCTTGACCGTCTTTGTTTTCACGCGCGTCATTTTCCTCCAATTCGTTTTCATAATTTCTTTTTGTATATTCATACTCATCTAACAGTTCCATAACTTTACCAAATTTAACATCATTATTTATAGCTTTTTTAAGTTCTTCTGTAAGATCTTCAATGTTCCAACCAGCTTCTTCATATTGTTTTGATTGTGCATCATGTTTCATACCCTCTTCTTTATAAATTTTTTTATTTTTAATTATTCCCAAAAAGACTTCGCCTAAATGATTCATTCCTCCGCGAAGTTTTCTTCTATTTGTTCTGCGACCCATTGTGTTTCTTTTTGTTTTGTTTCTTCTTGTTTTGTTTTTTTTTGTAACTCTTTTCTTATATTTTCTACTTTTTGTAACTTTGCGCATTATATATTATGCTTAGAATAATATAATTATGCTTAGAATAATATAATTATTTTTATTATAAATTATTAATTTATTTGCTGCATCTGTTTCCATAACATTTATTCATGTAATAATAATTATCAACTGTGATTTTATTGCCATCTTTGTCCGTTTTAAAAGTTGGACCTGTTATGCCTCCTGCGGAACATTTGTTTCCATTTATAAAAACACAGCAGTTGCTTGATTTGCAATTTTTAGACGTTAAATTACCACACGCGCCTTCTAATTGACTACTATCTCCGCCAAACTTGTTGCAAAAACTAACCGATGCGTCTGTTAACAAGTCATTTTCTAAACCTTCAATACGTTTTCCTGCTCTACTTGTTGAGAAATTGTATACAAGAATAACAACAACTACAAGAATCGCCGGTAAATATTGTTTAATGTATTTTATAAAGAACATCTTCATAAAATATAGCAATATTATTTGTTTTTATTGTTTTTATTGTTTTTAATTTTTGGTTTAATGTCTGCGAGTTTTTTTATTTTTTATTCTGTGTGTTATTTTACGCCTTCTTGTTTTTCTTCCGCCCGTTGTAGGAGCTTCGGCCACCGGTGTTATTTTAACGCAAATATTTGGAGAAACTTCTGATGTAAATGGGTCTTCAATCTTTCCCTGCATAGGAAGAGGTCCTGTTATATCAAATTTAACCGCCAATGTCATGAGATTATTAAATGTTTTAGCGGTTATTCTTATATCTTCAGAAACATCTTTTGGCGTATTTAAACCAGCTCCTGTTCCGCTTTTCTTGCTACCAAACATACTAATGCCGCCACCATTTTTTAACGTTTTCCAGCCTTTTTCATCAACGTCGGCGTCTCTTGTATCTACGACAGGTTTTAATCTTGCCGCGTTAACGTCAAAGAAAACATCCCTATATTCTTTTTTATCGCTATCGTAAATAATTAAACGACATTCAGTGTTTTTATTGGGCGTTCGTTGAATTTCTGCTGCAGTTAGAGTTGATTTTAAAAATTTCTGAATGTCTACCGCACTTCTATAAAGAACGTTCAAGTAAATGGTGTGTTTTAAAGGATTTGGTAAATATGTTCTACCTTTTTTGTTAGAGCAATCTAAAGATTTATCGTAATAAACGCCCGGTTTTCCTGTTGTAATTTTATATAAACCATTGCAATCCTCAGAAACTAATTCTCTCAAGTTTTGCTTTGCAGAAACGCTATCTGAGCAAGGATGAGAAAAATAAGCAGCCTTAAAAGGCATGGATGGAACGGGATCTCCTCTGGTTGTTACACGTAAAAATGTAATTTTTTCTCTTTGAACGTATCCGCAAAATAATTCACTAATATCATTATTAACGCATCTTGGAGATCCCAAACTAACGCAACATATTTTACTCGTTAGAACGTCGTATGGTGATGCGCTGTAAGGAGCAGTCGTTCTTACATGCATCCACGTATAAGCAAAAATTGTACTAAGAGCTCCACCAAGAGAATGCCCAGTTGTAAAAACTTTTACTGAATCTGGTCTTTCTGCGTGCAAATGATTTACAGCTAAATATCGCATTGCTTCAATAATAGCGTGAATAGAATCTGTAAGTAATTTAAAAATTCCATATAAATAAGACTCTCTCTTTCCTTCTGAGTTTCCAACGTAAATGGGAATGAGAGAAGTTGGTTTTGTATACGCACCAGCCGTTTTTCCGCTATAAGTTCCTCTAAAAACAACCCATATACAATTGGGCATTCTCTTGTCAGCTACAACATATATCTCTCCATAGTTGGAAGTTGCTATAGAAATATATTGAACGTTTCCATATGCACCGCGTTGCAGTAGTTCATCCTCCGTTAAATCATACGTTTCTTTTACTTCGCCATTTATCATATTAATTTTTTTTGCCATATCATCAAACGCGATAAATTTTTTTCCTCCATATGTAAAAAGAGGAAGGTTGCTAGGATTATTAATCAAATCAAACGTTGTTTCATCCTCTAATATTTGAGGTATATCTCTAATTGAATCCATTGCTGTTAGAATTGACACTGGAATAATGGGTCCAATAATTTTATTGTATTGTTCTAAAAAGTTTTTATCGCTAAAATATGCAAAGCGCGCTAAAACTGCTGAATAAAATGATATAAAATGAACGTTTCCATAATTTTTTTCTGCAGAGGCTCCTGTTTTATTTGATCTTGTAAAAAATGGCATATATATTAATTAGAGATATATATTTTGCACAACTGTTCCTTTGCTAGTTTTAACCTTTTTGTGCATTGTTTTTTTTTCTTTATGAATTTTATTGTGACACTTTTCGCACAACGTCATCAAATTTGCTACATGATTTTTGTGAAACGATTCGCAAGCACTAGGAGACGCATTAATTATATGACCAGTTTCATTCGCTAAAATTTGATGTTGCAAATGATGGACTTCTTTGCCGGGTTCCTTTTCACACAACTCACAAATTCCGACAACTTTTTTACTATTAAAATGCGAAGTCTTGAGAGAAAGAATGCTTGCAGACGTTGGGTGATATTTCATACGAATATTATGCGCAGATTCAATAAAATCTGCAGGGAGATTGAGTGACTTACAAACTTCTAATCCATACATGTTGTCTCCCGGTCCATCTTTTATTTTCCTATCATACACCAAGAAATCTTTCTCCCTATCATAAATTACTGCCATGTGTTTCAAAACAACAGTTTCCAATTCGCAGATTTCGTCGTAGTTTATAATCTCGTGCAAGTGTGTGGCAAATATAAAGCTACTCTTTTTGGCGTGCAAATTTTGAATTCCTGCAACAAAAATACTTGTCGCGGAAATACTCTCGGTTCCAGAACACAGTTCGTCGCCAAGAACAAGACTGCGTTCATTTGCAAGTCTCAAAATAGTGCGCAGTTCATACATCTCAACTGCAAACGAAGAAAGATTTTTAAACATATTGTCGTTTCCCAATATTCGCGTAAAAATGTATTGATATGGACTAAACTGGAATGATGCACATGGAACATATAAGCCTGCCTGCGCCATTACAACTGCAATTCCTGCGGCTCTTATTAGACTCGTTTTTCCGACTGCATTAGTTCCATATAACAATATTCCGTCTATTACATTATTTCCGAGCGCAATGTCATTGGAAACGTATAGTTCATTTTGCTGCAAGTGTTCTATCAAACAGTGGCGCAAATCCTTTGCGTTAAAATAAGATTTATCTGAATCAACAATATTTGGTTTGCAATAATTAAAGGTCTTTGCGATATTTGCCTTTGTAAAGATAACGTCAACAATTGTAATAAAATCAACAATTGCAAGAATGTGTGATTGAAACTCATCCATTTTATTCAATATTTTGTTATAAACTCCTGTAATAAGATCTTTCATCTGAATTTTAACAGATGACATGGACTTGCATAATTCAGTAATGTCTGGGTTTGAAATAGAGTCATTGGATGCAGTTTGCGCATTCAAAAACAGATTATCTCGCAAGTTTATACAAAACTTGGATTGCGTTTGTCCATCTTCACTTGAAATATAATTTAGCGTGACACCGTGCGCTTGCACAGATGCATCTTTATTAACAATCTCCTTCAAATTGTTGCATCTGCGCTTTGTAGCAACAAGACTAAAACTATTTTTTTCAGTCTCATGCAATTTGACATAGTCTGTATTTTTTGTTGCAGATTTGGTTTTCTTCTCATATTTCATAATATTTTCATTAAAGTGTGTGCGAATTGCTTCCAATTTATTGCTTGATTCTAGAAGCAATTGCTTTTTATTGTCCAGTTCCACATCAACACCCTTTTTAATAAAATTAACCTCAAACTGTTGGGTCGTTTCAATATCTTCGCACAATGATAGAACCAAGTTGTCTTGTAAAAACTTAACAATATCGTCGCAGTAATTGGCAATTTTTATGCAATCATTTTTGTCCATGCGTTTGTAAAAATACGAAAGGAGCAACTTGTCCTTTATAAGCGATGCGTAAATATCCTTAATGTTCAAAAGATTATTATAAAACTGAAACATTGTCTTTGGAGAAATCTTTTTCATGACAAGTTGTCGTCCAATTTTTGATACGTCTTTCAAAAGCTGAAGTTTGTTTTTTAGTGTTGGATAGTTGGTAATGTGTTTTGCTAATATATGTTCAGTAATGCTGTATTCTTCATTCAAATTCTCAGAATTTGTAGTTGGATTTAGAAGGCAATGAGAGAACTTTCGCTTGCCCATTGGTGTTACGCATTGATTCAACAACTTTTCAACCGAAGAGTACTTCCCTGTATAATTGCCATCGTCAATAATGTTTAACTGCTTTAAAGAGTGGTTTGCAAGTACTAGTCGTTCAGAAGAATTGTCAAACACCGGTTCTTGCAGCTTATTCACTAGATTGGGGTTGTGTTGATAAACAAAATCAAGCAAATAACAATACGCCTGGGTTGCAATTGCATTTTCGTAGAAGTTTTGAGAGAAAATGTCAAAATCTGTTATATTAAAAAACTTTTCAAGAACAGTCTTCTGATAAGTCTGTTTTTCGCAGTTGTTTGCTCTTTTTGCATTTTCAGTATTCATTTCACTGCTTATTTTATGAATAGATTTGCATTGTATGTTACCAAAATTAATAATATTGTCCATATCTTTTTCAGAAACATTTCCCACAAGTATAACTTCGCTTGGATTATGAATGGAATTAAAGCGATCCAGTTCGTCAAATGTTGTGGGATTCATTAAAAATAATTCATTAAATTCAAAAATAGTAGATTTTCCAGTATAAATATCAATATTGGCAATTCCAACGTAAATTTGTTTGTCTCTAGATTTTATATTATTTGAAACGTGAACCCAAATGCACGAGATGTTATTTGTAATCTTGCCATTAGATTCAAGAGAGAAATAAGTTCCTGGAGAATAAATTCCAGATAGACTGCGCGCAGTATTTTTTGCTTGTTCATCTTGAGTATATACAATAACAGTAAATCCGGCTTCTTGTAGCTTCTTCAAATACTTGTCAATCATATAATGCGAGAAACCGGCCATAATAACTCCGTCCTTTCCAACGCAAATTTTCTTGTCTGCAATATTCAAGTCGCAAGTTTGAGAAAACAGCACAATTTGGCTACCTTTGACGTCGCCTGTTGTTTTATTTTGAAGACCATAAACTTCGTAAAAAGCGCCAACCTGCATGAGAACTACGGTGTTCTCACCATATTCCGAAATATATTTTTCTGTTTTTGCAAAGTAGTCTTTTATTAGTGCCATTTATAATTATATATTAGTATAATACGGTTTCTATCTTTAATCTGATTTCTGATATCATTAAGGAGTGCTCGTTTAAAAATTGAAATATATAATTCTATTGAATTGTATATAACCCTGAATAATGCAGCAACCTTGTCAAACCTGCCATTACACTGAATGCTGTTGTAACAATTTGAGAATTATAAATAGAAGACATCAAGCGATGCAGAATGCAGAGTATATGAAAAAACTAGAAAAATATTATGGAATTGTTGACACGGACTATTCAAAGTATTCTATCTCATTAAAGAGAACTAGCAATTTCAAATATAAACTTCTTATAAAAAAGCTCACGGTCTACAATCCATTAAAAACCTACATCAAAGAGTTGCCACGCGATGTTAATAACGTCATTTATTCATATTTGTGGCAGCCAAGTTTAATAATGAGAATATCTATTACACTTCCACGAGATTATCCTTTTGCTTGTCCAAATTGGGAAGTTATAAACTACGTAAAAAATGGAAAAAAAGAAGATACATACGAAGAAACAAAAAATGCTAACTGCACAATGGAGAGCACTTCACCGTCTATGACAATTGAAAAGGAAATTTTGGCTTACGTGGTAAAGGTATTTGATTGCTAGAATAATATAAACTAAACATGCGCGTTCATATTATTTTTATTTATCCTTGTCTTCTCTAACATTTAATACAAGAAATTGTTCTTCTGGCATTCCAAGACCTAATGTCAATGATTTCATCTTTAAATATCTGTACCAATCATAGTTAATTAAATGAAGATCGTAGTATAATTTTTTTATGATATATAACATAATTGACACATAAAATGGAACTACAGTCTTTTTCAAGTGCATTTCTAAAACTTGTTTTTTATATTTGTTGTCGTAAATGGAGAATTCAGCAGCTAAATTTATGTCAGGATTTTCATACATTACTTTATAACCATAAACCATTTTTCCCGTGGAAGACAATCTCCATACAACCCGCTTGAATTTCTTCTTTTTAACGTTTAAAAAATGTTGCAGCTTAGCAATTGTGCTATCCACATTATCTGTAAATATATCAACGTCTATGTCACTTGAACCAGGAAAGTAATCAGAACGTTGAACGCTTCCGTAAAACATCAATTTCGTGTCTAAATATTTGCTCAACTTTTTAAAAAAATCATTTACATTATCTGGTAATTTATTTTTTGTAGTTTCCATAGTATTGTCTTAAAATAAGGAAAGATATTAATTTATAAAATTATTAGCTTCTTGTATCATTCAAAAAGTTGTGTAATAATGTTTCTTTATTTTTGTTAATAATGTCTCCAGTAAGCATTGCAGATTCGTATGTTTTGCGCAATACATCATTTGGTGCATTACTTCCAACCTTTATCAATCCGTGCATTTTTAAATAATTTTTAATATCACCAATAGACGTTCGTTTTAATTCTTTTTGAGCGTTGATAACATTTTTTCTAGTGTGATTATCCTTTAATAATATTGAAACAGTATTATACATTTTTGATTTTCCAAGCGTATATTTTCTGCGAATTGTTTTTTTGATATATTTTTTCTTTGGTGGTCCTGCATGCTCTTGTAATTTTTCCTTTAATTCATTGCTAACTTCAATTTTTGGATTTAAAACAGAAGTATCAATTGGGGCAAGTTTTATAGGTTCAAATAAAGGTGTTTCAATTAATGCGTCGTTATCAGATACATTTTCTATTTCTTTCTCCCGTTCTCTTTCCCTTTCCCTTTCTTCGTCTTGTTGTTTTTTCATTTTCATTTTTAATAATTCCAACCTTCTTTCTCTTTCTGTTACTTCTAAATTTTCTGGAGGAAATGATGTAGAAACTTGCTGCGGCGTTGAAATTGTGGATATTGGTATTGAATCATAATTTTTTCTAGTGGCATTCCAAGCCCTATACGTTGGTTTTGTACCACCTTTTAAACACCCATAAGGTACTTGTTCACCCGGTGTATACGTATTTATTTTAATATTAGACATAGAAGGTTCTATCAACACGGGTGTATACGTTTCTTTAAGTTCATCCGGCAATTCTAAATTAACCATTGGGCTGGAGCTTAAATTTTGCTGAAAATAAGAAGGTATATTTTGTTGCGAATTATAATTTTTAACAGTCTTATTGGCAAGAAGAGTTCTTTTTCTCTCTTTATCACTATCTTCTTTGTGCTTTTTTGATAAACTTGATAAATAGTTAAACGACTCGTATAACTCGTTTGTAAAAGTGGAATTTTCTGAACTTGACGACGGGGCGCTTTCATTGCCCGTTTTTTCCTTCATCTTATGTTCCTTAATTCTATTTATTAAATGCTTTTTAAGAGAATTGGGTTTAACAACCAATTGCTGCATACTTGGTCTGCTTCTCTTGTCTCTATTTTTTTTAGTTTTATCCGAAAGATTAAATAACTCTGGGTTAATTTGGATTGTTTTTTTTTGCGTAGACATTGTGTATTATAATACAAACAAAAAACATTTTTGAATTTAAAACACACCAAGGCATTATCAGTATTTTATATAAATTATTCATTAAAATAGTTAGAGAATGTATCCATTTGGCACCACCTCTCATAACTTGTGAACCCCTAAAGGGCGACAGTCGCTTCGCTTAAACATACATTGTTTTAATTGCGTTTCTCATGCTTTCATTTTCTTTCCTTTTTTTAACTTCATCGTTCTTAAGATACAATTCAAAACCTTTTTCTAAATCTTTCATGGTTAGTTTTCTTTTTTCCTCCACTGGTTTGCAAAATACGCGCCGACCATGAACTATTTTTGTTTTTGCTAACAGCGTTTCAATGTCTCTTCCGAAAAATTTAAAATAGTCCAAGTTCTTTTCAAACCAGCTAGCGGTAATTTTTAAGTCAGCGTCAATGTCAATAGACCATTTTGCGTCACTCACTTTTTTCAAAAAGATGTTATATAATTCTTCGCCTTTATATTCGTCCGTTTTGAAACGCCAAGTAAAACGTGAATCAAGTCCTTGATTGTAATTAAAAAAACATTCTTTTAATTCACACTCGTACCCCGCAATAATAACCATTAGATCTTCTTTATAGTTGCTTAACGCTTCGCATAATGTATCAATGCATTCTTTGGAGAAGCTGTCTTTTTTCTCTGGATTTCCAAGAGCATACGCCTCGTCAATAAATAGAACTCCTCCCAAACAGTCGTTAATAACATCGCGCGTTTTAATAGCTGTTTGTCCTAAATAACCTGCAATTAAATCACTTCGTGTTACCTTTCTGAATGTACCCTTTTTAAGAATACCCAACTTACTAAATATTTGACCAATAATTTTTGCCATTTCAGTTTTTCCAGTTCCTGGAGGACCATAAATAACAGTGTGCATAAAATCGCCGTCTCCATTTTTATGTAGGTCTTGGATAAAATATAAAATTTGATCAACCACGTTTTCTTTGAGTTCCTTCATTCCAATCATGTTATTCAAATCTGTTAAAGGAGAATTAATCTTATGAAGACCACCCATATTAATATTGTATTCTATTGTTTCGTCTAGCGGATAATCCTTTACAAGTTTAAGTAAACCGGCAATATCCTTTATCTCCACATCAATGTTAACCTTTGTTTTTGGTTTTATAATTATTGGAGAAACTGGTTTATTTTGTTCTCTTTTTTGGTCCCATTTTTTTCTGGGAGTTTTTTCAGGAGGCGCGCAACAAAGAAGATCGTCCTTCATTTTTCCCGTCTGTTCTCTTATTAAATCTGTGAGACAAGACGAATAACTAATGCATGCAGAATATCCTGTTGGAGCAACAGGTTTTTCAACTGGGAGTGTATTTGGTTTTGTATTTAAGATTTTTTTAAAAATGCAATCTTTATCATTGTTGCGACTAGGCAAGTTGCTAACAAACACATTAGGATCATTGCTTAATTCGGGATTTATAAGACGTAGCCGAGTTTTATCAAAATAATTGTTCTCAAAATTTGTATTTATTTTTAAAATTAATTTATCAATAGTTTCTTTATCGCATTCTTTTTTTTCTTCGGAAAGCAATTTATTGGACAAATTTTTCAGGTCCATTTCTTCAATAAATTCTTTATAATTTTGACGCACTCGTCGCCCGCCCATTTTTAATATAAATATATTGCGGTTATATTTATATTCTTTATTAGAGCTTTAAAATTATTTTTATCTTTCAGCATTGTGTTTCTTTTATTGAAACTATTTAAAAACAAAATTGAAATAATAAATAACCGAAAAAATGAGTTCAATAGTAAATACCATGTCGCCAGAAGATAGCTTTAATCCAGAGCAAGATAAATATATTGAAACACCATGGAGTATAATTGAATCTTATTTTAAAGGTCAACATCTACAACGTTTGGTAAGACATCAACTGGAGTCTTACAACAACTTTGTGGGTTATCAAATTAATAAAACCATAGAAATGTTTAATCCTGTTCACATTGCGTCGGAGCAAGATTTTGATTTGAAGTCTGGAAAACATGCGCTTGAGATTTTCATTACTTTTGAGAATTTCCACATTTACCGTCCTCAGATTCAAGAGAATAATGGAGCCACAAAGTTGATGTTTCCTCAAGAGGCAAGGTTGCGCAACTTCACTTATGCTTCCGCAATGACCATTGACATTAATATTAAATTCGTTGTTAGAAACGGCGAGAATCTTGAAAATATTCAAACTTTTTATAAAACTCTTCCCCAAATTCACATTGGCAAGTTGCCCATTATGTTAAAGTCCAACATTTGTGTGCTTAACCAATACAAGCACGTGGAGCACGGAAACGCTGGCGAATGCAAGTTTGACGCAGGAGGCTATTTCATCATCAATGGTTCTGAAAAGACGGTTCTTGGTCAAGAACGCGCCGCGGAAAATAAGGTTTATTGCTACAATGTGTCCAAAAATAATACTAAGTATACTTGGCAAGCAGAAATTAAGTCTGTTCCTGATTACAAGTGCATTTCTCCTAAACAGATTAATATGATGGTTTCCTCAAAGAACAATGGTTTCGGTTTTCCTCTCATGCTTCAACTGCCAAGGGTGAAGCAACCTATTCCGCTATTCATTGTCTTTCGCGCATTGGGTGTAATCTCTGATAAGGAAATTTGCGAGAAGATTATTCTAGACATTGAAAGCAGCAAGCACAAGGAAATGATGCAATGCTTGCAAGCGTCTATTATTGATGCAAATGGTTTCATGGAGCAAGAGGAGTGTATTAGACATATTACGAGTTACGTAATGTATACTCCTATAAATATGGACAAGGAAACTGGAATTAAAAAGAAGCACGACTTTACGTTGGACATTCTATCCAACGACTTGTTCCCGCATTGCAACACGGCTCAGCAAAAGGTGTATTTCCTTGGATACATGACAAACAAATTGTTGCAAGCAAGCTGCAATTGGACAAAACAAGATGATAGAGATTCTTATTTGAACAAGCGCGTTGATTTGACGGGTGTTTTGCTTAACAACTTGTTCAGAAACTATTTTAACAAACTTGTAAAGGATATGGAAAAGCAAATTGTTAAAGAGATCAACACTGGTTCTTGGAAATCAACCGACGATTATCAGAACATTATTAATCAGACAAATATTTATAAAATTATTAAGTCAACCACAATTGAGAATGGAATTAAGCGAGCTCTTTCAACTGGGGATTTTGGAATCAAGCACATTAATAGTAACAAAGTTGGTGTTGCTCAAGTTCTTAACCGCTTGACATATGTGTCCAGTTTGAGCCACGCTCGCAGAATTTCAACTCCCACGGATAAGAGCGGAAAGTTGATTCCACCTCGCAAGTTGCACAACACGTCGTGGGGATTTCTCTGTCCAGCAGAAACCCCAGAAGGTCAGTCTGTTGGCATTGTCAAAAATTTGAGCTACATGACTCATATTACCATTAACTCAAATAGCATGCCGATTCACGAGTATGTTATTCCCAACATAATTGACATTCAATCTTTAACTCCGGTGGATATGTATGACAAAACCAAGGTATTTATTAACGGCGCTTGGGTAGGTGTTACCGAGTCTCCGTTGGATTTATACAATGCGCTAAAAGATAAAAAGTATCAAGGAATTATTAATATTTACACGTCAATTGTGTTTGATTATAAACTGAATGAAATTCGTATTTGCAACGACGGCGGGCGTCTAACTCGTCCCGTTTTGCGAGTTAAAGACAAGAATGTATTGTTAACCCAAAATATTATTGACCGGTTGAATAAAAATGAGTTGACTTGGGACGACTTGTTAACAAATTGCAGGATTGATAATGCAATCCTTGAGTACATTGATCCCGACGAACAATCGTGGTCTATGATTGCAATGAAACCTAATGAACTCACGGTTAAAGAGGATGCAGACAGAATTCAAAAACACACGCACTGCGAAATTCATCCTAGTACAATCTTCGGCGTTCTTGCGTCATGCATTCCTTTCCCCGAGCACAACCAATCTCCTAGAAATACATATCAATGTGCGCAGGCAAAACAGGCCATGGGAATGTATGTAACAAATTTTGACACAAGAATGGACAAGACGGCATACGTTCTAAACAATCCGGCTAGACCTCTAGTTGACACGCGAATTATGGATATGATTCACATCAATAAGATTCCTTCGGGATTTAATGCGGTTGTAGCCATTATGACACACACTGGTTACAATCAGGAAGATTCGTTGTTGTTTAATAAGGGTTCCATTGATCGTGGACTGTTTCAAGCGACGGTTTACCACACTGAAAAGGATGAGGATAAGCAAAAAATTAATGGTGATGAGGAAATCAGATGCAAACCCGATCCATCCAAAACCAAGGGAATGAAGTTTGCTAACTATAATAAAGTGAATGGTCGCGGAGTCATTCCCGAAAATGTCCTAGTGGAGAATCGCGATATTATTATTTCCAAAGTCACGCCTATTAAAGAAAACAGGAACGATCACACCAAGGTTATTAAATATGAAGATCAAAGTCGCATTTACAGAACGGACGAAGAGACTTATGTGGATAAGAATTATATTGACAGAAACGGAGATGGATATAACTTTGCAAAGATTCGTCTGAGAGCGGTAAGAAAACCAGTTATCGGAGACAAGTTTTCATCAAGAAGTGGGCAAAAAGGCACGCTTGGAAATCTTATTCCGGAACAAGATATGCCCTTCACTAGAAGTGGATTAAAGCCAGATTTAATTCTAAATCCTCATGCAATTCCGTCTCGTATGACTATTGCGCAGTTGAAGGAGACAATTCTAGGCAAGACGTTGATTGAACTTGGTCTATTTGGTGACGGAACAAGTTTTGGTGAGCTTGATGTGAAGACCATTTGCAAGAAGCTTCAAGAAGTTGGATATGAGTCCAATGGAAATGAAATTATGTATGATGCTCTTACTGGAGAACAAATGGAATGCACTGTATTTATGGGGCCAGTGTTTTATCAAAGATTGAAGCACATGGTTGCTGATAAGCAACACAGTCGTTCTATTGGTCCAATGGTAAATTTGACGCGCCAACCAGCTGAAGGTAGGTCGCGTGATGGTGGTCTAAGGTTTGGTGAGATGGAAAGAGATGCAATGATTGCCAATGGAGCTGCGAGATTCACGCGTGGCCGTCTATATGATGCATCTGATAAATATCAAGTGCACGTTTGCAAGAAGTGCGGTCTAATTGCGTCTTACAATGACCAAATGCACATTCACCATTGCAGAACGTGTGATAATAGGACAGACTTTGCGTATGTGGAGATTCCTTATGCGTGTAAGCTGTTGTTCCAAGAGTTGATTACAATGAACATTGCACCCCGCGTCATTACAGATTATTAACCACCTTTCAGCCTAAAAAGATACTTTCGCTTAGACAAATTAAATAAACAATGTATAATAAATATTGTATCATTTGTAATGTCTTTTTTTTGTTTTATTTTTCTTTGATTTTTTACTTCTTTTTGAATTGCGTCTTTTGGTCCGTTTTCCGCCTTTGCCTTTCTTTTTAGAGCCGGAAGAGTTTGCTGCCATAGCACGTAAACCTTCGTAAATTGATCTAATATTTTCTTCAGGCAAACTAGTTGTCGCATATACTCTTAAGAATTCTTCCCAATTTCCAGAATAAGCAAGTTCTCTAACATATGTCGCGGATATAGCACCTTCTGGTCTTGCCAAAAAATCGCTATCATCTAGTAAAATTGGTGGTGTTCTTTTACTCAATGCGGTTTTAACAAATTCGTAACCCCCTGCGCGGTCTTGTCCAACAATTAAAAATGCCTTTTCAACGGGTTCGTTATAATTTGAAATTAACGCGTTTACTGATTTTATTATAGGATTTTTACCAAATTCTGGCGGAGTTGCATCATCCATGCAAATGATAACTGGTTCAATTGCATCTATGCTTTCCGGAGAAATTGTAGGAGTATATGTTTCTATTTTTTGCTTCATTTGTTCTTTTAACGAGAGGATCATTCCAGATAATAACATTTTACGTTTATCGTTGCAGTTGAATGGATTTTTTGGCATATCTTGTGAGTGAGACAATATAATTCCAAATTTTGATTGACCTAAAAAAGCGGTGCGGTGTATAAGTTTTTCAATCAATGCCATGTGTCCCGGTGTAGGTGGATTCATGCGTCCAATAGTAAATACAACAATATTATCTGAGGCCGATGCCATTATAATATAAATATATATTATAATGCAATTATTTGGAAATATATCTAACTTTAACAACACTGCGGATTATTTGCCAATATTAATTGGCGTAATGTGGGTTGAAACATTTGTAATTTTTTTTACATTTATGACATCTAGGTCAAAGATTTTAGAACAATGGTATATAAAATACGGGCTTTCCGCGGTTATGGCAGACGTGCTTATCGTAATAATTGGGATAATAATTGCGAGATTTCTATATCCTTTATTTTTTACAATTTTTTCATTGTGGAAATTTATTGGTCTTACTCTGTCAATTCAAATTGTGCATGATATTTTATTCTATTACTTTTTCTCTCTTGTTCCGCAAGGAAAAAACTCAATGATAGACACATTCAAGAGCTACGCAAAAGAAGTGGGTGGTTACGCTATTTTAGGAGATAGCGCAATTATAGTATTCTCGTGTTTGGCCGCGTCTCATTTAGCAACTTATAGTTTTAATTGGAACATAATCAATTTAATACTTACATTATATTTCATCCCTTATTTAATTTACCATAAATAAAATAACTTATAGCAGTCGTTAATGTAAATAATGTGGCTCCCCAAAGAGAATCAATGACAACAGTTAATGGTTTCCAACTATTAAACAATGCCCAGTTTGTAAATTCATACACAGTGTATACTACAAGACCCAATAAGAATGCGTCCAACAACGGTTTTCTCTCTTTGATTATGAAATAGTAAACTCCGAACACGAGAGAAATATAACACAGAACCGCGGGAACAAGGTTCATTTTAATGACACTTCCTTGAATTATTTTTACTTGATTGTCAAAATATCCCTTCATAGATGTTAAGTAAATGGAATCTAATGTTACAAATACAATAAATGTTATAAAAAATTGCAACAAAACGCGACTGTTCATTATATTATACGAATATAGAAATATTATTTTAGCAAAAGTCTAATTATTTTATATTTGTATAATATAAAATGACATCTATTGGTTATACAAATCCTATTAGCTCTTCCGGAGGAAAAAGCATTAACTT